AGACTTTAAACGCTGGCTACCTAAGACTGGGCCGTATTTCTCTTATGACCTTTCATCTGCAACAGATAGGTTTCCTGTTAAATTACAGGAGGCTATCCTAGCAAGGATGATCGGTAAAGAGAAAGCGGAGGCCTGAAGACAAATACTGGTTACTGAAGGATTTAAAGCTCCAAATGGTGAAATACTTCATTATGAAGTAGGTCAACCAATGGGAGCAAGATCCTCATGGCCAGTGTTTGCCTTAAGCCACCATCTACTAGTGAGGGTAGCCGCCACCCGTGCTGGTTTCAAACCAACATGGTGTGACTACGCCTTATTAGGAGATGATATAGTGTTGACAGACCCAAAAGTTGCCGGTGAATACCGGAAACTTATCTCTTCACTAGGTGTAGAGATCTCTAAAACAAAGACACATGTATCAAATGATACATATGAATTTGCAAAGAGATGGGTCCGAAACGGGGTTGAGATCACTGGGCCAAGAATCAATGGGTTCTTTGAGAAGAAATATTATCTTCTTGCAGAGAACTTATTTGAACTCTTGTCCAGATGGTTTAACCCACAAGACATTATGGCTGTCCCGGGCCTTGCCAAATTACTTTCCATTCTTAAACTTCCTATTAGGAAGGATAAGATTGAATTGTTACTATTAATGCCCAAAGGGGTGGATAGAGAAGAAAATGGTGATCAGCGAATAAGATTATTCCTGACTAGCATCTTCGGAACCTATCTAGGTTGTTCACGATCTACAACGTTTCTGAAAGGTTTTGCCTATCAGACACTTGCAGAGATGAAAACCCATTTTATAGAGATTCGACTAAAGTCAAATTTCCAGAAAGCACAACCCTTTCTTAAGAGGATTGTGAAACTGGCGTCTGACTTAGGAATGGACGGCCATGCTATACTACATAAGACCCCTGCAGTCGAAAGTGTTATTTCTAACATTAAAGGACTACAGGCTGATTATGACCGATTAAGGTCAGCCTATTGGGATTCTGAAGAAGACATAGTTTTCAACAGAATAATCCACAATGGGATTGACCCTGAAAGGGTATGATCAGAAAGGTCTTCACATGCGATCCTGCAGACGAACGCAGCCTTCGTTAACCAATACAAAGGATGAGCTCAAGCCTACATTGCAACCAG